CGTAATTATCATTTAAGATAAGGGGTTCTCTTATTGTTTGGTTTTCAGATGCAACCCTAGCCGCTTGGTTGATGCTATGAGAGCGATATAATCCGCAAATATTTCTAAATCTGCTAGTCTCAGTATATAAACCTTGTTTTGTCCATCCTGCATAAAAAAATCTATATAAACCGAAATTATAGGCTCCCCCATTATTTGATACTGCAAAATAGCAAATAGATTCGGAATTGGCTACCATGTAAATATAAGCAGTTGAAACATTTAAAGTGTTTGAAAAGAAGCTACTATCGCTAACACCTATGGATTGGCTATTACCATTAGCGGAGCCAGATTTTATCCTCAGATTATTACGTCCAGTCTCATTTTCCCCTATCCCAACTTTAAATCTCCAATTAGCAGAACTGGAAGTTGATGTAATGTTTCCCGTCAAAGATTCATTTGTGGACGGCGGCCTAATATAAATGGCATCAGTTCCGTCAACAAAAAAGTTGCCAGCACCAAAAGCTGTTGTGCAAAAATTAGTTAAATCAGTCGATGTGATGCCCGCTTGTCCTAGTGTCAAGGAGCGTTCGTTAAAGTAGGTATTCCCAATATTGTCTTGGTTTATCATGGTGTTCTATTGAATTGGTTAATATCTTGAGCGCAATATAAGAAAGTCCCACCGACTAATATTGGTGGTCGCCATGCTTGTATTTGAGAATTTGCAAGTTGGCAATAAGTAAATTCTCCGTAAAGAGATGTAAGAGAGGGGAAAAATAACCATCTAGACATATTTTCTTCCTATAGTAAAAAATAAATGTTTAGGGTTATTAACAGCAGAAACAACAAGTTCTAACCTGTCTCCTATGTCAAGAAGATTCCCTGTTGTTACGGGAACAGTTAATCGAGTAGAAGTAATAGATAAATTATTCAATCCAGAAATATTTATTCCATTAATGCTAACCGATATAGTAGCTGTACCAGATTCAGATACGGCACTAAAGCTTAGGATGTTATACCCTTTTAATAAAGCGAAATCAAGAGGATAAGTTTGAACAATAGGAGATTCTATGTCCCCAGAATATTGTTCTGTATTATCATTAATCTGATTTTGGATTTTGCCTAACGCAATCAACAGTGTATCAGTAGCAGTTATTGCGCCACCAGTAGCTGTTGACAATCCAGTTAATACGGTTGTTAAAATATTTCCACTCAAATTAATATTAATACTATTAATCTGATTTTGGATTTTGCCTAACGCAATCAACAGTGTATCAGTAGCAGTTATTGCGCCACCAGTAGTTATATTTAAAGCCGTCAATGAAGTTGACAAAACTTTTGAGAAAAAACCGAAGAATCCTTTATTTCCTGATTCTTTCCCGTAGAAAGTATCATTACTAGGATTCCCTACAATTTCATCAGCTCTAGCCACTGTCCCGAACGATGATCCCCCGTAATCAGCGATAAGCATATCCCCCCCCGCGACTGAGGTTCGCCAATCTATACCATCAAAAAATATTATTTCTCCAGAAACAGAAAAAACTGTTAATCCAGTAAAAGGCTGCCAGAATTTCCAAGTTCCTGTAGGTAATCCATTCAAGCCAATTACGGGATAAGCTATCTGATTAGTTTTTCCCGCCCATGCCCCAGTAGCTCCTGCGGGGACAATATAGTAGCTATCTATACTTTGAGGAATTGGGGGTGTGGTAAGGGTATAGGAAAGAATAGGCGCGGAGCCTATAGAAATAAGTCTAAATAGCTCGTTAGCTATTTGTTCCTTGTATTCCTGGGAAGATGCCAGTAATAATCCATTAGAGCCGAATATTGTCCCAGCCATCTCCAAATTCCTCTTTCATCTTGGCTTTTACCCAGTTATCGTTCTCGATTTGACAAAGACTTTTCAAGTAAGCCTCGTAATTATTCAAGTCTTTTACAGTATAGTCTTTTTTGAAGATTGCGTGTAACTTCCAAGATTTAGGGGGCATCCAGTCTTTAGTTAATTTAGGATTTTTGAATGTTTTGATCATCCATCCCCGGACACTATCAATATGCTCACCTTTCTTATAGGCTTCCTTGAGGGCGTACTTATAGGCTAAGTATAATTCTCTATCTTTATCGTGAATAATGATCTCTAGTCTTTCGTTAGCGATTTGTTTCTTTTCTTTTGTCGGAAATTCGTAGCCACAATGAGGACAAATACGAGCGGAAGCGTAGGTTATTTTATTGCAATTTTTGCACTCTTTGATCGGAGCTTGTCCTTTTTGAGTATCAGAAGATGTAAAAAGCTTAGGATACTCTACATCCTCGATAAATCCATGCTCGGTTACGTTCCCCGCTTGATCCAAAATCAGACAATCGATCTTGCCCAACCAGCTACAGAGCCGCTGACCCCGACCAGTCATCTGAATATAAAGAGTTCTGCTCTTAGTTGGTCTAGCGTGAATTATGCAAGAAATTGCGGGTAAGTTGAACCCTATCCCGCAAGTATTGATATTTATGATCCCCCGCAATCTCAATTCAGCTACTTTTCTAAATATTTCTCTTCTTTCCTGCTCTGGTGTTTCGGCCGTAATAACAGCCGTGGGAACACCCCTCTCGTTAAATTCTGTACAGAGGCTTTTAGCGTGTTCCACACCCGTAGCAAAACAAACGAATTGTCTCCCTTGACCGAGCCTGCGATACTCGGAAACTGTTGATTTTACCGCCTCAAGACAACGAATCTCTAACTGACTAGCATCAAAGTCACCGCCATTAATTTTTACTCCTTTAGTATTAATTTTATTTTTAGTTCCAAAATAAACACAACCGACAAGCGCGCCACGTTCGATCATTTCTTTTGGAGTGGGTCCAGTTACCTGAACCTCAAAAATATCTCCCAACTCTTCACGCGGAGTTGCTGTTAGTCCAATTACGAGGCGATTATCTACTGGTAGGGTTTTCCCTGAAAAAAGGTGCTGTTGTTTCCGAATTACTCCCCATGCTGAGTTTATTTCTTGTAATATCTCTTTTGACTCAGCGTAAACTAGGCTAAGGTGTTTGCATTTTTCTTTAGCTTCCTCAAAAGTAATTTTGTAAGATTCTATGTCTTCTCTTTCTACAGCGATACCTAATACTGCTAATTCATCACGAATGTCTTTAATTGAGGTTGTTTGCTTACCGTTTTTAAGATTGGGAAAATTGTCTCTAAACCATTGGCAGTAAGCTGATAGATGAACTTCGTCGGCCAGTATTACTTCGGGATTAAACCAAGTAATATCTCGTCCTCTAGATAAGGTTTGAGTTGTTGCGATTTGTACTAATTGGCTTCTATCTTCTTTGTAGTTACCAGCAATTACCCCAGCAGATAGTCCAAATTTTCCTAGAGTTTCTAGGGTTTGCTCAATAAGCACCCTAAAAGGTACTACGATTAAAGTCCGACGCTGTCTTTTTACAGCAGCGTCGTAGATTATTTGACACAAAAATACTGTTTTACCCCATCCGCAAGGGGCAACTGCTAAGGCTCTTTTGTAGATTTTTAGAGCATCATACAGTTCTCTTTTAAGAGCTTTTTGGTCATCTCTTAATTGAATTTGTGGCTTGGTCGGCACGAAAAGTGTTTGTGTTTGTAGTGTTAGTGTCATGTTTTTATTTTAGATTATATTTTGGTTTTAATAAAATCTATAGCCACTTACAATTGACTATTTTTTTTTCTAGACGAGTCTATTTTAGACTGTATTCCATTTTCGATAAAATCTGAGATAGGTCTCATTATTTCCTTTGTTTCTGTGAGTAAAATATCCAAATGTTTACCATCTCCTTGTATTTTTTTCTTGTTTGATTTTATTTCAACCCAACTAAGATAAGGTACAGAATTATGCTCTAAAGCTAAACAAGCTTCTACTGTAACTATTAATTTTTTAGAATATTTATTTTGAAACTCAATCCACACTTCGTATTGACATTGGACTAGACATTGAGAAAACATATGCAGTGTTCCTTGTAGATAGGAAAATCCGTCTTCCGTCTTTATTTGCCATTCTGAGTAATTAGACTGACTAAAAGTTTCTCTACAAAAAACCTCAATTTGTTTCAATGCTTCTATTTTGTTCATTAGCGTTAATCCTCAGCTTTAATTGTTTTGATAAAACCTAAAATAGTTTCCATTATCTTTGTTGCTTCTGGAATCAAAATATTGAACTCTTCTTTGTTTCCGCTTGGATAAAGATTATATCTTGAAGTTTCATTGTTTTTGTCAAGACTGTAGTTCCAATGCAGGACAACCAAAGACCCGCCTAACGTACCTTCTATTGTGATTTTTTCAAAGCATTTGTTTATCAATTGATATTCAGTCGAAATTTCTCGACATTCAATCAAAACTTCATACCTTTTGTTTTTTATTAACTTACCATAAGTTTTGTAAAGATAATCTTCTTTAATTACCAAAGTTCCTATCAAACGAATACATTTGTCGTCTGCGACTGTATCCCACTCTGAGATGTCCACTGTATCGTATTCGGAGATACTCATCTGCTCAAAAGTTTTTTTAAAGACATCTCTGATTTCTTTAAGTGACGCTTTTTTTAATAGTTCCATTGTTATTGCCTCAAATACAAATAACTAAATCGCCGACACAAACATTGACAAATTTCTTGCAGTCATATCGAGAATTATTACAAGCTTGAATAATAGAGGTATTTTCTTTAACAGAAATAATCATTCCTGACCCTTTATAAAGAATACGATGACCAATGAAGTCGCTAGTTATCGGGTCGTATATTGGCTTGTTTGTAATCGAATAAACTAGATGAGAAGTATCTATTCGGATACAATTTAATTTACCACGGTTTATTACTACTTTAAAATCATCGATAACTTCAATTACCTTAGCTGGATACGTTCCTTTAGGCGGAAGTCCTAACTCTTTGTTTGTCGCCATTGTTTTAACTCTTAGTAATGTTTTTACTCTTGGATTTCATCGAGAATAAAGTTAAAAATATTTAACATTATTTTTCGAGTTTCTCTGTATTTGTTATCAAAATAATCAGATTTTGACTTTCTAATATAATTAAATGCTATTTGATTCTCATAACGATAGTTATTGTCTCTATCATCAGGGTTTATCCATAATTCAAACGTGCCTACATAATACGCTTTGCATAAAACACGCTTAAGCGGACTATCCAGAAAAACCTCTATTATTAATTCATCAGGAAAAAGTGGACACTGAATTATATTATTTTCAGAGTCAAGATTCCATCTTAAATTTGGATAACTTCTGTGACAGAATTCCAATATTTTCTCTGTTACTTGTTTTATGTCCATTTGTTACTCCTGTCTATTCTTGGATTTCATCTTCAATAAAATTAAAGATTTCTCTCACTATTTTTCTGGCTTTTTTTACTAAAAGCCAGCTATCATCATTCCACTCGTCATGAGTGGCAATCGTAAACTCTAACTCGCTATTCTTATCATGGTTTAGACTTACTTGAAAGCTACCTGACCAGGGAAGTAAGGATTTTTCTTCTGATTGAGATATTCGAAGCAACCCTAGTATATAATCGTAAGTAGCTTCTTTTTCGTAAGAATAACGCTCTTGTTTTTTCTCTGAGCGAATTTCTAGCTCCAGTTTAAACAAAGAGCAAGAACCAAAAATAAGTGAAACATCCTTACAATTATCAATACCACTATAAGAATAATCCCAAGACCATTTTAAATCTGGATATCTTCCCTCACAAAAATTAAACAGTTTTTCCGCTACTAACCGTGTGTCCATTAGTGTCACTCCTGTTGGGTGAAATTACTAGGAAATACCTACTGATTCCTCTACTAGAATACCGCGATGCCCGTTGCGGCTTAAAGCGTCTAAATAAGCCATTAATCGGCTTTCGTGCATAGAAGTTTTAATCTTGCAAGGTTTATTTTTTCTATCTATTGTTCTGATTGTATATTTCATTGTCTCCAATCCTTTAAGTGTTTTCTACAATTTTCTAGATGCGCTTTAAGCCTATTAGCAGACTCTTGTTCTTCCGTTCCTCTGACAAGTCCTTTGTTCTTGTCAATCTCATCCTGACTTGATAATTTAGCCCATGCTTTCTTTTTTTCTTCTGTCATGATTACACCTTTACTTTTTTAAAACCCCGTTGTTCTAAAACTTTATTATACTCCTGGATTTTAGAGTATAAAATGGCACGTTTTTTTTGGACATTTTCTCCAGATTCTTTTTTAGAATTTCGATATTGTCCCGCATAGAAATTAGCGTAATAACTAATTTCAGCAGTGTTCATGTTTACGATAAGCTTCATGATTTCCTCTTCAATCTATTACTTAAATCTTACATCATTTTACTAGAATTGTCAAGAAATTTCTGTAAAATCTTCTTTGCGAAAACAGTAAAAATGTTCTCCTTTTGTGAGGTGATCGAGTGACTCAAAGTGATAGTAGATTCCTATAGCAGTCTTAACAATCCCCAGTGGTTTGCACCGAGGAAAAACTTGACCATAGGAATTGACACGATAAACCTTTTCAGGGTATCGAGAGGGAATGTATTGTCCAATCATTAGGTACTAGAGACGGGAATTGAACCCGCAAAACTTAATTAAATCTACTCCTGACGAAACGCCCTTCCCTCACTCAATCTTTGCCAAGTTCGGTGGATTCGCAAATTTCAGTTTTGAAACAAAAAATAACTTTATTTTTTGCATTAAGTCCCTTTTCGGTTGAAGGCTCCGTTTCAGCCTTTAGCTACCAAGCTACTCTAGCACTTTAATCCTATCAGGGACTCCTAAAATTGTCAATCCTATCAGGTGCTTATATCCTGTAAATAGCAATCAGAAAACGGAATTGTAAAAATGATCACAGACCCATTTAGAACAGTTTCTACCCTCAAAAGCCATTGATCGTCAAAAGTTACTTCTATAATTTTTCCGACCGCTCTCGGAGGGATAGTTCGCTCTCCTATCTGAATAGGTGCAGCCGTCCGCACTAATACCCTTTCTTTTTCAAGATCAGGTAAGTTATCGATGTGTACACCATCAGCCGATAGCTCATCGACTGGTTCTGGTTCAATTTTTACTGTCTCAGGTTCTGATTTTGGCGTAGGAGTGGGAACCTGAATAACTTCCTCTTTTATCTCTGATTGATATTCCAGAGAATCTTCTATCTCAAAAGTTTCTACTACTTTTGGCTCTTGATAGTGCAACACCATACCCCTTGACTTAATTTCTAATCGTCCATAGCCAGCTTGCTCTAACTGAGTAAGTAGGGTACGGGCGATAGATGTATTTACTTTTTCCCCATTAATTTTACGCCCGCCGAATTTTTGGGCAACGTCCCGAGGTTTAATTTGACCTGCGCTTTTAACGATCTCCCAGATTTCGGATAAAATACCCTGTACTGGATTTTCGTCCTGAGACGTGACTCCCTGAATTGTCAAGAATTGACTGATATAGAAGTCGGTCATCTTAGCAGCTTTAATGGCTGTTTGTACAGGAATACTGTAAAGATTGGTATTATCTGGATCAAATATCCAATTGAGAAGATGAATACTTAATGTAAGCCTTAAAAAGGTCTTCATTTGTTTTCCTAAGTAGGAAGCAAATGATGGATTAATCGCTCGATACTTCTTAATAAGTATCTCGTAATGGTACTTAATACCAAAGGCATAACTTTCTCCAATTTCGCTAAACCAGCAATTATGAGGATCGACAATCCCATCCTCATCGGCTTCTAGGCTAATTCCACTGATTTGATTGATAATATTTTCGATACACTCATCGATAGAATTAGGGTCTTCTGGCGGCTTACCAGGGCGAGGATCAAGAGGTTCGTGTAGCAAGAAAAGATACCGAGAAACCGCTCCGTCAACATCATTAGATAAATCAAGATATTTCCTAAGTTTGTCGACTTGTATCCCACCTAATTTATTAAGTGTCTGTCCATCTAAATAGTATCGATTATCTTTGTTTACACGGTCAAAAGTATTTCGGATTGGTCCATTCCAATTGCTTAAATCTCGTTGCCGGTCATTCCCTTTACCACCTGATCGGTACTGATTTAATCCCTCGAAAAATCCCGATAGCTCATCATAGACGACTACCCCACCTTGCCAAGAAGGTTGTGAGGACATCGTTTTTAAAATGCCATCAAGAGTCCCCTCGTCGTAAAACCACCGACGCGCCTGACAGTGTTCTTTTTCGTAAAGACGTGGGTTGATTTCAGCGTTTGTTTTGTTTGCCTTGCGATCTGATGCTGACATTTCTTGCCACGCAGCTTTTAGATCGTCTAGTGTGGATTGTTCCTTAGTAACTCTTTTCTGCTCGGCTAAATCTTTTCTTTTCAAAACCCGACAAACTTCGTTTTGAGTGAGAGTTTTTCCAGTAGAAACCCCGCCTAAGTCTGCACAATAGAAGATCGGGTATTCCTTCCAGCATTCCCTTTCTCTTGCAGTAGTTCGGAGGTTAATCGCAAACCGACTTCCTAAAATAGCTCCTAGTATTGGCCATAAAGAATGCAGTAATCTGATTGGGGGTTGATTCAAAGTTTTGGCACGGGATATAATCGCTTCGGCTAAAGGTTTGGGAAGTATCTCAAAAAGATCAATCTCTTTTTTCTGGTAATGCTTACCTTTCAGGAACCCTTCTAATCCTGATTTAATAGCGTCCCCTTCTGCTATTTCTGTTTTACGGATTTCAATTAAATGTCGTATTTCTGCTGGTTTTTTACCAGTGGCTTTTGCCCACAGATCGACTTTTTCTTGCCATTGAGTTCGGGTAATTTCGTCTTGACCAATACAGCCGTCAATAGCTGTTATTAGGTCTTGAAAAGTCATCGTTTCTGTTACCGTGACTTCTTTTTCTTTGCTCTCTTTTATTTCTTTTGGCTTATCAACTATTGAAGTTAATAATGTATCGAGAGTTACCTTCTTTTCTTCAATCCAATTGATAATATCTACCCCTTGAGATTCTGGCAAGTGATCCCATAAAGGAGAATCTGGATAGGCATAAAGCCATTTTGCATCGGGGAAATCTTGATAAATTTTCTGGCAGTGAGACACTCCCCCTTTGTCACGATCAGGACATAAAACCAGATTTGCTCCCTTTAAAGCTTCTGTGTGAAGCGGCTGCCATTTCTTTGATCCGCCTATATTACAAGTGGCAACTAATCCCAGAGATTCAAGCTTTTCTACTTTAGCCTCACCCTCAACTACAAATACCCGGGTTCCTTCCTTAATAGCCTTTTCCAGCCGATCTTGACGGTAAAGAGGTATATCTTTGTACTCAATATCACCTAGTCCCCATTTCCAATTTTTACCATTATCTGTAGAATGCTGCTGCTTGATATCCTTTTTCCAGATACCATTCTCTTGATAGTCCTTCCGGTACACACGGATTTTCAAGCCACTGGCAAGAGGGGGATAAAGGGAGTATTGAGTTTTTTCTGTTTTGTAGTCGGAAAATTTGACTTCTTTCTTGAGATAGTAGAGCGGTGTACCCTCACTATCTACGTTGCTCGATTTTTCCCATCCTGGTGCAGGGTCGTAGTTTCGCTTGCATACCGAGAGTAGATTGCCGTCCTGGGCTGTGTACATATAGCACCAATCAGGCTTGCCACAGTGGGGACAAGGATTGTTTTTATCGATCTTGACACGGTTAGAGTTTTGTGTTACCATAGTTTCTATATGAAAAGTGTTTGTTTACACGACCCGCCTCTGAGCGGGTTTTTTGTTGGGTAGTTGGGTAGATGGGTAGGAGGGAGCAAATCAAGGTATTTACTATCCTAGCAGAATTTTCTTGATCGGTAAATACTACACTTGCACTACACCTGTAAATCCTTGCTACGCTTAGGTTTTAGATTTATGCAAAGAGTTGTAAAACGCAGCTTCGCCTTCTTTTCTGGCATTGAGTTCGGTGTCAATGGGGATAAAAAGGTAAGATTTTAGTGCAATTTCAAATACTTCTTGGGTCTTTAGGTCTAAAACCTCGGCCCTTTGACAAATTTCAGCCCATAGCTCTCGTTTTACCCGGATCGAAACAACTTTTATTGGGGCATCTTGATTGGCGGACATAGTTCAATCTACAGAATTTTCTATATTGTAGCATAAAAGTTGAGATTGGTTGCAAGTTTTTTGTAAGTTTTTTGTAAGTTTTTTACAGGGTAGTGTAAGATAAGGGTATCTTATCAAAATACACTTTTATGGCTACACCACGATTCAATAGCGACGGATCACCCCGGAAACGAGTAAAAAGTTCGGCCCTGTCAGAAAAAGGGATAAGTAGAATGTCTGATACTATTAAAGCGAAAAGAATAGGTCTAGGTATGACCCAAGCCGAATTTACCGAGTGGATACTAAAAGAAGGCCGGCGATTGGGATTACCTGGCACAGAATTTTCTGGGGGAGCGGTTCAAAACTGGGAGCTAAAAAATATCGCTAGTTGCCCTGATCTAGGGAATATGCGATTACTAGCTGCTGTATTTGGACTTGATACAGATTCTTTTGTGAATTATCTTAATGGCGATTGGCTAACAATTCAGGATTTTCTAAAAGATCCAATCAATCAAAAAAAGGATTGTGTTAAAAATCCTAATTTAGTTCCCGAACTTTTTCAGGAAGCTGATACTCAAGTTAAAGCAAAGCTTGTAATTAAAGAAGTTGAGTCTCTTTACTCAAAGCTAGATGAGTTACAGAAGATGATTAAAGAGATTGATCTAGAAGATGTGAAAGCTTTTCTGTGTTCCGCCCCAAAAGATTTACAGAAAGAGGTTTATCAATATTTACAGGAGAAACTGATCGGAGCATAACAAGAAAGAACAGGGGGTTAACCCTCTGTTTTTTATTTGAGATTTATTGAAACATATCATTTGTTGCTTGATATGTTCTAACTGGAGTAAATCCTTCTTTATCTTTTCGGTTAATTCCATAATCACTTAAGTACGGACCGTAAAGGGGAATACTTTCTAAATGTCTATAATAATCCTCTAAGTTCCATCGGCTGCCATCAGAAAATACATAAATTGTATATCCGTAAACTATTTCAATTTTTTCTAGACTCCCAAGTATTCTTTTTGAATGAATACTTCTAAAAATCTTTTTTTCTGCCCGTTTTTTTTCTTGTTCTATTTTTTCTGGACTCAGTTGTACGGGGTCAAGCTGAGGCCACTCTGTGTCACGAGAAGGACAATCTGAAAAGACGAAAAAAGACATAATACTCCTAATTGTTTTGATTTTTAGTTGATAACTGATAGCTAATTTTAAACTAATCTAACTTAGATAGTAAAGCTTCAATTGTTTTTAGCCCATTCCCCGCCGCTACACATCCGTCTTGAGAAGCTAAAAGCGACAAATCTACAAGTATTAATTCAAAAAAGACTGTTTTTTCTTCTTTACTAGCAAAGAGAAAAACTAAATCACCGACTACATCTGTTAGTTTTTCGGCCATTAGTGAAGTCTGTGTAGGATCGCTGTAATAGTCAATTTTTTGGCTCATTGTTTTTCTCTGATTTATTTAGTAATTTTCTACTGATAACTGACAACTAATCCTAACTTAATCTCTCTACAAAATCAATGACTTTTTCCCATAACTCTTTGGGAAAGTCCACACTCATTGTATCATCATCTGTTTGCCTCGCATTCCCTTCGGTTGCTAAAGTCATTAGTAGATATTTAACTTCTTTAGCTTTCGGAGTAAGCTTAATTGGTTTTGGCTCTGTTTCGTCGCTAGGTTTTACACTCTCATCAGAGTCTAAAAAGGTTGGATTTTTAGACTCTATAAAGTTGGCTGTTACCGATTCGACTAATTCCCCAGTGGCTTTTATCCCTTTTTCTTCTGCTATAGCTACAGTCTCTAAAAGAACACTTTCTTTCTCCGAGAGTGTTAGTTCATTTTTCCTCACAAGATTGTGTAAAGTCGTTTCCGATACTTTACCTTCGATTGCTTTTAATGTCGGACTAGACATCGAGGAAATCTCTAAAGTTCGGTTATAGTCCGATTTTTTCCATCCTGTTTTTTCACAAAACTGTTGGCAGGACTGTTCTTCAGTTAAGCCACCTAATCTGTCCTCATGTAGATGTCTTTTGATCAGTTTTGCTTTATCGTACACCGATAGTTTTTCGCTGTCAGTGCCGTAGGAAAGCATTTGATACTCTAAATCACGGACGGTCAGACCTGATGCTAGAGGCTTAATAATTGCCAAAACATTAGGAACAATAATCTCTTGAGAGGCTAAAAGCAACCAAGCCAAGACCCTCCGATGCCCGTCCATAGGAAACAATCTATCGCCGTCGGCGACTAAATGTAAAGGTTGATAAATTGTTCCCGATGCTAGTATTTTATCGGCTAGTTCCTGAATTAGCTCCAAATCGTAGGTAACGCGGGTATTCCATCCGTTTTCTCCTGAGATAGCCTCGATTAAATCGAGGCTAAAGGTTAAATGGGTTTCGCTAGGTAAGACGCGCATTTTGCCGTCGTCATGAAGCCCTATTCTTGGTCCGATAAAGTCACCGTTAGCTAATCTAAAAGAAATTAGCTGGGGATCGACTACGATTAACTCTCCTCTTGCAGACCCATAAGTTCTGATTTTGTCTCTTGATTTTGCGCTCATATGGCTTACCCCTGTTTTAGGTTATTTTTAGTTGTTTTTTACTTTATTTATGGCTCTAATATTAGAGACTAGATTTATCGTCATCGCTCTTTACAGAATAGCTAGAAGCTATAACAAGAGATTGCAGAAAAAGACAATAGTTTTCTTTGAGAAGTTTAGGTATTGCTACACCTGTTAAAATCGAAAAGATAAACTGGAATATAGCAATTTTAAAATGCCAAAAACATCCTGCTTCCCTATCTGAATCAGCGTCAATAAATGCACCGCTTAAAAGTGCATCTATGTCGTCTGCTTTGATTGCAATGTCATGAAAATCTTTTAGGATTGTCGATACAAAGGGTTTTTTTGTTTTTATTAAGTGCTTAATGTATTGTTTAGCTTCAGTTGGTAACTCATCATAACTTAAATCAACTAAGAGATTCAGAATGTATTGTTTAGCTTCAGTTGGTAACTCATCATAACTTAAATCAACTAAGAAATTCAGATTCATTTAATACTCCTTAATTTCTATTTTTAGATTTTTTAGTTTTTCAGGTCTTTATAGGTTGCTGATAACTGACAACTAACTATTAAAAATCTTCACTGAGGAGTTCACCAGGATCAATAATTTCACTGCAAACTTCTATTACTGGCTTTGTCCTTGCGTCTATAGCTTTTTTCAGGAGGTCGGCTAATTCTTTTTCAGAGGTTGCTTGTTGGGCGATTTGCTCTGCTTGTGATTGAGGTAATCCTTGATTTACAGCCCAAGCGATACCAGCTTTTTTACGATCATCTAGTAGTGATTGCGAAGGGTTAAACATTTTTACGTTTCCCGTTGACGCAGGAGTTAGAGTTCTGATAGGTTCTACATTTCCCGTAAATTGCTGAAAAGCTTTTGTTTCGATTATTTGCAATACTTGAGAAGCACTATTAGGGTGAACACGGATCGATAAAAGACTAAAAGTCTTTCGTCCCCTTTTTCCGTCTGGTAAGGGATAAGATAGCTCTCTTGACCCGCGTTCTAATAGAAAAGGGATACCAATCAAACTACCAGCCGATGTTTCAATAGCTAGTAGTTGCTCTGTTAGTCCGATAATATCCCACTTTGAATGGGTTTCGACTTCAAAGTATCCTAGCTCACCTAATTTAGGCAAGACAACTTGTAATCGACCGACTTGCTTGCATTTACACCCTGAATAGCTTCCGTCAGGGTTTTGTTGACGTTTGCACGGGATAGGATTAGTGGCAATCATTTTGCCAGCTTGTTGGTAGATATGTTGCTTTTCTTCGTCACAACGAGAAACTAATCCCGTAGCTCCCCAATCTTCCATCCAACAAGGAAATACTTGATCTGTATAAGGAAAAGGTAATAAGCAATCTAATTGCTTTGGTTCTTTCCCGTAAATAGCGGTAAATTTTTCGTTGATTCCTTGAATATCAGAATCAATGCGAAAATATTCTAAATCATCTCCGCTTATTAGAGTGCCAGGTCTTTTAGGGTTTTCTTTTTTTTCTCCCCCTTTGCGAATTTTCCCTAATAAAGGGAATCGGGCCTGCCTTGTTGTCAAAGATTTTATAGGCATTGTTTTTACTCCTAAAACGGAAGGTTACTCTGTAATTCAGAATAAATAGATGATGGAAACTCATCTATTTCTTTACCAGCAAAATATTTAGTAACACTGGGGCAAACGACGCTGTGAGCCTCTGTTATTTCTTGCAGTTTCGACATAACTACTTGCTGTGCTTGATTTAAAAGAAATTCATAGCAAGCGTCAGGATATTCGTCGTCTTCTGGTTTTCCGTGAATATTTAGGGAGATACTCACAGACTCAAAATTACCAAGGTTGACTTTCTGAGTGTAATCTACCGAGATATGGGTGATAAGCATCTCTCCTCTAAAATTTGATTAATACAATCTTATAGTAAATTGCTAGAATTGTCAAGCATTTTTTAAAAAAAACTTGCAAAAAACTTACAAAAAGATAATAGTACAAAAAAACTAAGTTATTATCGTTAATAAATTGTAGATAAGGGTATCTACAATGGAACTATTGATATATATAGGTTTCAGGCTTTGTTGATGTTGTTAACGCTATCCCCCAATATTGTTTTTCTTACACTCTTACTGTTGAGGCTGTCTTCCCCCTTTACCCCATTTTCTTTTTTTCCCCTATAAAGCATCAACGGTATCAACAAACCTTAAAACCTAGTCAGGTTAAAGGTTTCGATTGTTAATAAGGTTATTAACAATCGAATTACAAAAGAACAGTAGATATACTTAGCATATTTAAATTAAATGCTGCTATCTGCCTAGCTGATCGTTGCTAGTGATTCTTTAAAAGGCACTGGATAACTTGAATTTTGAAAAACCCGTACTGTGTAAGCCGATTGGACTGACCCCCAGTCGGCTATCTGTTGCGATTCTGTGTAAACGACGCTTCGGGTCGATGGTACTGACCATTCTCGTTTTACTGTGTCCCCGTCGTAAATTCTGACTACATAGCTGTCCAATTCTCCTGCTGCGTAAGCAATGTCGATATAGTCGATCCAACGACCATTTAACCGCGTCCGTCGATACCAAGTAATAATTAAATCGTTGTTATCTTTTTCGCCTCTTACAGCACAAGGGAAAGGCTTCAATCCTTCTAGGGTGATTGTGTGAGCAATCTCGTCTTCTATATCAGTTTCAAGTAGTCCATTAGGAACTACTTTTAATAAATATTCTCGATTAATATCAGAAAGATTTAAGGGGAATCGAACTAAATAATTAGTTAGTAACACAAATTTTTCCCCTATTATATGCCTAGAAATAACTGGTTCAGTTCCTTTGACTCCACGAATTGTATATGAAATATCAAAGGTTAAGGGATTGTTGGACACAATAGCAGCATTTTTAAAAGCTATAATTTCTCCGGTAGAGAACCAACCTAATTGTTTGCCCGATAGAAATGTTTCAAGAGTGACTGGCTCTAATTCCCCTGAATTCATGCTTACTCGTATCCAGTTTGAATCGTCAATAAAACTAGGAGAAGCGTTGTTAAAATTTGGGGAGAAGCTTAATACAGTACCAGTTGTGCTGTTGATGATATTGCCAGCAGCAAAATCATAACTTAAGCCGTTGTCATCGGAATAAAATAAGGCTCCTCTGTTAAAACTAGAGTTACCTTCAATTGCCACATAAATTCCTATGTCTGTATCTCGGGTATCAACTATTGGGCATTCAATAGGAATAGCGTTAGCGCGTCCGTAGGGACGAGGGCTGTTATTGTCTGGTGGAAATTCGTTATCTATAGGAATATCTGGTGAATATCCTACTCCTTGAAATCGAGTAGCTTCAATTTCAATTAAATAATTTACACCTCTTACTTTCTTTGTAATTTGCATCAATTCCTGATGATAATTGTTATTATCATCGGTAAAAATTACATCCCCAACTTTCAAATTTTCCCATGCTGGCAATAAAAACATTTTTGAAAAAGTTTTTGATTGCGTTTTCCCTAAAAAAAGAATTTTTGAAGCAATATTCATGAAAAGCGTATCTACATCTATTAACTTAGTTTGAAAACTAAGCTCGTTTGTGTGAGTATCTGATGGGTCTTTAGCTACTACGGTAATAGTTTCATGATTTTTTAAAACATTTAGTCCAGATACTGTAACGGCACTAGGAGTTTCTCTAAAATGAGTCAGTTTTTTCTCATTAATGTCAATAGGATTTTCTCCAAATTTTTTAGATCCAAAAGAGCTTTTAGGGATAAAAATAGGATCAGATAATTGTTCTTGTCTTTTAAAAATGATTTTATCTTTTGGCTCCCTTGCTACAATAAAAAAAGCTCTCATAAGTTCTTCTAACTGATCAGCAAAAGATGTCCCATCAAACAATAAATCAAATCCTTGAATTCGGTAATCATCAGGAATGTCAGTCACATCAATTTGATCGTCTTTTCTACTAGCTAATTTACAAATAGTTTTCAAAATATCTTTTATTTTTGGATTGTCTTCACTTTCTCCAATCACCTCAATATCAATAGCAGGAAATCCAGTGCCGTCATAGTTAGCAATCGGATAATTATCGAAAATTAAAAAAGACATTCCAGTAAAAGCAGGTACTGGATTAGATTCTTTTGATTGAATTACTGACGATGGTGTAGTTTGATTGCCAGTATAAATAGTTGTATGCTCAATAAACTTTAGGCTTTTTTCGTCATTAGTTTCGGAATTGTAAACGAGGACGCTGTTCATCCAAACCCGCCTAACAGAGCCAATTTTTCTAGCAATTGGATAAGCAGCTGTCAGAAAATAAGTGTAAACTTCGGTAGTTTGCCCACCACCACCACCTTTTCCGCCTTGTCTTTCGGTCGTGACGACTTCCTTAAGAGGAATCCCCCACATCATAGTTAGCCCTTCTTTCCTCACTTTTCCAAAAGGATAGGATAGGCTTTTACCGTATTCAGCATCGGGAAAACCAGTATCCTCAATTTTTCCTTTTTGTTGGGTAGGAGGTTTAGGAGCAAATAGAGATAATAATAGGTTAGCTCCGATTCCTATCGCTACGGGAATGAGAAAATTAGCCACGGGTTAAGTAGGTAGAGTGAGTATTTTCTCTATTCTAATAGGTTGAGTAGGAATCGAACCTACCCAAGACGAATTATGAGTTCGTTGCCTCAACCGCTCGGCCATCAACCCTTGACCTATTTAGGAAAAAATAAAGTAGGAGAGATATTAAAAAAATCGGCTAATTTTTGAACGTGAATATCTGTTATCTCTCGCTGTCTATCAAAAATATCATCTAGGATTGATTGATCCTCAAAAATAGATAATAAGTCTTGCTTTTGCAAGTTCTTTAGTTCTAACAAAAATTTCAATAGCTCAACTCCATAAATATCAGGTATTGGCTCTTGATTTTCCTCATACTCATAAATCAAAGTTCCTAAAACACTTAAATACTCCCTTTCTTCTATTGTCAATTGAATTTTATCTAATATGATTTTATCTAAAAAAGAACTGATAACTCTTTCCGTGTTTTCTAGCTCTTCCTTGTCGTGAATAGGACGAGGAGGGTATTGTTTTAATAATTCTAAGTATTTATTTGTATCAAACATAGTGTGACTTTAATCGCTGTAACTTTTTATTATAGGTCAAGTCTTTGATTTTGTCAATATGTTTGATTTTAAGTGGGTTGGGCTGGATTTGCACCAGCGTGGAATTAAATCTACAGATTTACAGTCTGTCACCTTCGGCTACTCGGTCACTAACCCTTGTTTAAATTTATCTTACCACAATTAAAGTTATTTGTCTATAGTTTTGATAAAAAAATAAATTAGATTTACTTTTTCCGATGTCAGTGTTTTGATTTTCATTAAGATTTCTATTAATTTATCCTTAAGTTCTTTTTTAGTGGGTTCTGTGTCAGTTGGTTTGTAAATGAAAGTTTTAGCACTCCCATCTTGTTCTATTTTAATCAAAGTGTATTTTTCCATTGTTTTGTTCTTCAATAAGAAATCCTGATATATCAAAATGATATTCACTGTCACCATTTTGAGAAACTACCCTGCAATCTACTTAACAAGTCAAGCCGATTGTTACAAAAACCAGTAAATGCGATGGTGAAGGTAGCTTTTTCCTTGCAATCTACTTAACAAGTCAAGCCGATTGTTACCCTTAGTGGCGAAGGTTTCCCCTGAGATGAAGCGTCACTTGCAATCTACTTAACAAGTCAAGCCGATTGTTACGAAAAGCGAGGGGAAACCGCGGCCACAATCTTAAGAGACTTGCAATCTACTTAACAAGTCAAGCCGATTGTTACTGTGGGGAGGGTTCCCCAGATTGTCGGTATAGTACCCTTGCAATCTACTTAACAAGTCAAGCCGATTGTTACGGAAAAGGAAAGATTCACTTGACAGATTCCAAGAGAAACTTGCAATCTACTTAACAAGTCAAGCCGATTGTTACCCCGATCGACCGCGAGTCTCTCTCGACAAAGGGGCTTGCAATCTACTTAACAAGTCAAGCCGATTGTTACCTGATTTTGATAACGTTGATTGGCACTGGATAGGTCTTCTTGCAATCTACTTAACAAGTCAAGCCGATTGTTACTAGATGAAATTTTGGCCGCAATTGCTATAAGTAACCCACTTGCAATCTACTTAACAAGTCAAGCCGATTGTTACTTCGCGGTTTATCAGGCTTAAAACACCCCCATTGTGCTTGCAATCTACTTGACAAGTCAAGCCGATTGTTACTAACTGATTAAGATCATCGGAGTAGTACACTTCTGTCCTACTTGCAATCTACTTAACAAGTCAAGCCGATTGTTACCAATTGCCTCGATAATTTGATCCTTAGTTGCCCCTTCATCCTTGCAATCTACTTAACAAGTCAAGCCGATTGTTACCAGTTACCGGCTAGAGTGCCGGGAGTGTGGACGGTTCCAAACTTGCAATCTACTTAACAAGTCAAGCCGATTGTTACAGGTTCATTTTGGCAAAATAAGCCAAAATGACGCGCTTGCAATCTACTTAACAAGTCAAGCCGATTGTTACTGGGAATACAATTTTGATCGCTCAAGTGCCGGTCTTGCAATCTACTTAACAAGTCAAGCCGATTGTTACCCAGTCTCCCAGAGTGTAAGCTGCGTATAGTCTGCGTTGACTGTTTGCGCGGGTTGCGAGTGGATCGACCTTTTCCTTGTTTTTTTCTTAGGTGTCACTGGCTCGGAGGTCAAAACCAGTAAGGTTTCGAGGGTTTCTTCCCCAAGTAACAATCGGCTGGACTTGTCAAGTAATTCCTCCTGCGCTGATTCCTTATCGAAATCCTTCAGAGGCTTAACTTCCCCGGTGCAAGCCGGGTAGCTTCTTACGAAGTCTGCTTTCCCTAAGATGTTGATTGCGGCGGCCACATCTCTGGGTAAAGTACATCCACACTCTAAACATTTATGGGTGCGGGTTGATAAACTTTTTTTAACACGATTGCCACAGCGAGGACAATCCTGACTGGTGTAAGCTGGTTGAACTTTGATAAACTCTCGGTTGGGAGTTTTCATTTTCGTTTCAAGAAAACCAGTTAATTGTCCTAAACTAGCATCAGCAAAGGATTTATTTAATCCCCCTTTGGCTTTCGCGTTATTGCGTTCGTAGCCTTTACCGTCTTCTCTTTTTTTCGGTTTAGGTCGTCGCATTAAATTCTTTAAGTTGAGGTCTTCTACGGCTACAGCGCCATGATTTCTAGCAATATCGGTACTTAAGGCATGATTAAATCCTTTGCGTTGTCTTGCTATTTTTTCGTGAGTTTTGGCAACTTTAGCACGAGTTTTAGCGAGATTTTTGCCGTCTTTATTTTCCCCTGCTTTATACTGTCTAGCGGTTTTTCTTTGCAGTTTTGCTAGTCTTTTTTGCTGTTTTCTATAGTATTTGGGCGGGTCAATTTGTTGGCCGTCGCTGGTACTAATTATATATTCTAGTCCTACGTCAATACCGATTGCTTTATCGGAATCAGGTAGATCATCTACTTCAAATTCACCAAATAGACTTAGATAATATCCCGATGGGTATTTGATAATTGATACGGTAGAGGCTTTTCTGTCACCCCACCGAATATCTAAGGTATTGTTGATAATTTTTAAATCGCCTAATGTTTTGCCACAGCTACCTATAGATATTTTATCCCCTTTTCTAACAGCGCAATCGCTGATCTCAGAATAAAGAGATTTAATTTTATCTTCTTTTCTTTTAAATCTAGGAAGTTTTCTGTCTAAATTCTTTTTATCGAGTTTGGTGTAAGCTTTCCAAGAATCAGCAAGCTTTTTTAAAACCCCTTTGACAAAAGCCATAGGGATGTCCTTGCATAGCTCTGGACATTTTTCTTTTGTAATACAGCCACATAACCCAAAATAATTATCAGATTTTAACCGCCGTTGAATAGGGATATGGACAGGATAAGAGTGACCTGCTTTTTGTCTTTTTTCTCTAGCTATCTGTATTTTAACTTTTTGCTTGCCAGTTAAATATTTGGGGGTGTAAAGGGGATTAGGAAGGGATTTACCTTTTTCGTTTTTCAGGGAGTCAATAAATTGAGGTTTTTTAGCTAAACGACGTTTAACCCGTTTAACTGGTTTTCCTGTTATTTTC